AATAAAGGGACCCCTTCACCCTATGTCAATCCCATAAGAGAACTATTTCACTTTTGAGTGCACTTTTTTTTGCTTTGAGTGGCTTGCAAATAGGACCTCCCACCCCAAAAAATAAGAGGCCAACCAGACCGAGCTCGTTTGCTTGTAGTTGGCTAGCGGATACAAACTCGCAGCGGGGAGGGGGTCGGGGAGGCGGTGCCTTGTGCGCGTATATGTATCTACTAGCCCTGTAAAAAATATTGACAAATAAGGGCTTAGGGCTATTCGGGGGTGTGTAGATGGAGGCTAAGGAGGAACTAATAGACTCAATTCGGGAGGGAATCTTGGAGATCCAAGAACACAATCCTAAGAACAATAGCATATTGTCTAAGAGTAACCCCGAGAAAACTGCGGAAATATTGTACCTACACGCCACTGGAGTAACCCAGACCCAGATGATAAAGAAGTATGGGCTCAAACGTGAAACAATTGTAAACGTCCTATTGGACTATGCCGACTTTACAGGCAAGTGGAAGCAGCTAGGGAGCAAGGTGAGGGGCCGAGCATTCTTGGAACTATCATCGTTAGAGGAGGATTTGATAGAGCAGCTAAGAGAGAGGATGGAAGCCGGGGAAATAAAGGCTAGCTTCAGGGATTTGTTGCCTTTAGCCATTGCATTGGAGAAGGCAGAGAAGGGAAGTAACACATTCAGGGGAGAGGCTAGTAGCATTGTAGAGGAGCGTAAGGTGGTTAGCCAAGAGGACTATGAGGCTACGGTAAAAGCTGCTAGAGAGCGTATAGCCGATATGAAAAAAGCGGAGGTAGTCATTGACCAAGAAATGTAAAAGTTGTGGCCAAGAGCTACCAATTACCGATTTTCATAGCAACGGTAGTAAGGGTGGGAAGAAAAGGTATAAGCCTAGTTGTAGGAAGTGCAGTAATGAAAAAGCAAGAGCTCAAAGAGATGAGTTGATTAAAAACCATTTTGGGGGTTGGAAATGTTCTAGGTGTGGATTTGAGGGAAGGCCCATTCAGTTTGATTGTCACCATGCTAGGGGTGTTAAAAGATTTAAAATTTCTGAAAATTTTAGAAAAGCAGTGAGCAGTAAAACTGTTTTTTTAAAAGAGCTGGAGAAGTGTAATTTGTTATGTGCCAATTGTCATAGGCTAGAGCATGAGGTGGTTCCGATTGAAACAAAGCCTTTTACTTCTGAACCAATAAGACATGACCTAAACAGAATTTTATAATGAACAGAAACATTGAGCTAGTTGAGAAATCATTAGATACCATAAACCCAGAATGGGAAGTGTTCTTAGTAGCCTCTATGGGGGAGAATGGATTTGAGTATGACACTTTTAGTCGAGGGTTTAGTCCTGACTTAGAAGATCAGATGTCTTGTTTTTTAGCATTGGTTAATGCTTCAACTATGAAGGACTTGGATGATTTTTTCCCGGAATGATTGAGTTTACCGATCATCCAATACTAACACCTCCTACAGACGAGGAGATAGTGTTCTTGGGGGAGAACCACCCTAAGATACTGAAAGAGCTGCATGAGGCCCATGAGGGCCGTATAGAGGCTTCTGAGGAAGATCCTGTTAGGCATGGGTTCAACCTAGATGGCTGGGAGCGTATAAAGGATGGGCTAGGAACATACAACGAGTGTCTGTGTTTGGGGGGCAATCGGAGTGGCAAGACAACTGGCTGTGCCAAAATTGTCATGGAAAGTGTCATCAATAACCCAGACGGCCATGTTGTTTGTTTTTCCCAGAACGCTGATACCAGCGTAAAGGTTCAGCAAGCTGCGGTGTGGGAGATGATGCCCAAGGAGTTTAAGAAGAAGACCAAGAGTGTTGAAGGCTACATTAACTACTCAATGCAGAATGGTTTTACAGGTAGTAGCTTTATTTTTCCTGACACTAGGACTAGGGTGGATTTTAAAACCTACACCCAGTTTTCTAACAACCAAACCATATTGGAGGGTTTTGAGTTTGGGTTTAGGTCTGGGGATAAGCTCAACATAGGTACATGGCTAGATGAATATCTTGGTGACGATGCCTTGATAAACACTTTACGTTTTAGGTTGGCTACTAGGAATTCCAAGATGTTGATAGCCTTCACCCCTATAAATGGGTACACTCCGTTTATATCGGAATATCTAAAGGGTTCCGAAACTCTGAAGACTAAAAGGGCGGAGCTTCTTAACCGAGAACTTCCAGTACAGCAATATAGCCCGAAGCGGGACGCATCGGTGGTTTACCTGCATTCGGATGAAAATCCTTTTGGCGGCTATGAACGTATAGCTAAGGATTTGCGGGACAGACCGGAGGAGGAAATATTGGTAAGAGCTTATGGTGTTCCTGTTAAAAGCATTACATCTCTCCTTCCCCTGTTTAACACTGAAGTTAATGTTCTTGGTGAGGAACCCAACAAGTATGGAATGAGCTTTCCTGATGTATCAGACAAGGAAAAGTTTACCGTTTATCAAGTTGTTGACCCTGCCGGGGCTCGCAACTTCACTGCGTTGTGGGCTGCTGTAGATAGGGACGGGTATGTTTACATTTGCCGAGAGTGGCCGGACCGCAATACATATGGAGAGTGGGCTTTGTTCGGAGACCCTAAGTGGAAAACTGGACCAGCAACTAGGAAGATTGGGTTGAATGTGGAAGGCTACGCTAGTTTGTTCCAAGAAATTGAGGAGGAACTAGGAGTGGAAGTGTTTGAACGTATTGGTGACTCCAGATACTTTGCTAGGGAGAATGATAACAACGAGGATTTATTTACGTTGTTTGATGACTTTGGTATGTTGTTTTACCCTTCCGATGGTCGCATGGAGGAGGTTGGCATTAGTGCGGTTGATGAATGGTTTACATACAATCCCAATGAACCGATTGACGCTGTTAATAGGCCAATGTGCTATATACACAGGGATTGTGGGAATTTGATTGACAGTTTGGTGAATTACAATTCACAAGGTAAAACCGATGAAGCCCTTAAAGACTTCTTCGATCTCATTCGATACTTGAGAATGTCGAATGGTGGAGAGGGACCAGATCACATTGAGAACAAAAACTTGCTCACTACAAACAAATCAAAAGGAGGATATTGATGCCAAAAGTTAGAATAAAGGCTTTAGCCGAAGAATTGCAAACCGACATAAATGATTTAATCATCTTGGCTAAATCGAAGCTTTGTTCCTCGATGATAACCGGCAAAGGAGGCAAGGCGTTGTGGATAAATGAAGATGGCCAAGAAATATTGCGTAGAGCCGTTGATATTCCAGAAGTAGTTCCAAAGCACTATTCTGGCAAAGTTTTAAGAGCAGCCGCAAACCCTAGATATGTTTATGCTTTTATAGGAGACTTAAAAATAAAAGTTCCAGTTTGCATACCAAGGAAATTAAGAAAGACAGTAGTTGGAAAAAATATCAAAATAGAAGCCATCGAGGATGCAATCGGAGTCTCTTACAGATACGTCAAATGACATAACGACAGACCGTCGTTGGCTTTGCGAGCAGATTGACCGTCTACTTGCTTGGGAGATATTGTGCCGAACTGCTAATAACGAAGATATTTACTCTATAAGATCTAGCGACTTATGTGATAAGATAGGCGTTAGTCCACAATACTTCTACCACGTTTTCTCGAGAATCAAAAACAAGGTAAATGCAAAACACTTCGATTTCTGAATCGCTAACCTACGTTAGCGACGATCCCGACATTACATCTCTTAGGTATGCTTATGACCAGTCTGTGACTGAGCTTGAGGCATATTTTGATTTATGCAGGAGTAGCTATGATGACCGCCGTAACTGGTGGCCCGGCAAAAGCCGCGACTTAAGAAAGCATGGAGCAGACGCTTTCCCTTGGGAGGGAGCTTCGGACATGGAAAGCCATGTTATTGACGAGCGTATAACGAGATTGGTTTCTTTGTTCCTGTCTTCAATGAACAGGGCAAACATCCAAGCATTTCCTGTGGAAGTTAGCGACGTTGCTAGAAGCCGTGTGGTTACAAATTTTTTAAAGTGGATGGTAAAAAGCGGTTACATTCCTCGCTTTAAGCAGGAGATGGAACTGGGAGCCAACTACATGTTGGAGCGTGGAATTCTTATCACTTACGTTGGCTGGCACATGGAGGATAGAAGTTTCCTTCAGCGTCTTAGCTTGGAACAAATATCTGCTATGAACCCAGAGTTGGGAGAGATGATTGTTTCTGAAAACGACAACGATCAGGTTGTTCGGATGTTGCAATCTAGCTTTGATGGTGTTTCTGAATCTAGGGCCAATAAAGCTTTAAATGATTTGAGAGAACTAGGAGTTGCTGAGTTACCAATAGTACGCCGCCAAGTAAATGCTCCAGAGGTAAAAACACTAGCCCCGGACGGAGACTTCATTTTTCCTCCGTATGTTACCGATCCTCAGCGGGCTCCATATTGTTTTTGGAAAACCTACTACACTCCGCAGGAGTTGCAGAACAAGGTTATTACAGATGGCTGGGATGAAAATTTTGTAGAATACGTTATTGAGCGTTATCGTGGGGTAAACATAGATTCTATTGAGCGTGAACAAGAGGGACGCAGATCTATTAGTCTTACCGATAATGCCTATGAAGCTGAAGAGCTTATTGAAATTGTTTACGGTTACCAAAGATTGATAGACAAGGAGGATGGTTCCGAGGGAATATATTGCACCGTATTTCATCGTGAGTTTAACGGAATTGACGGCATTCCCGGTTATGCAAAGTTTGAGCTACTTAACGGATACGAAGACTATCCAATTGTAGTAACTAAGTTATCTGAAGATAGCAAAAGGTTGTACGATACGATGACCATACCTGACTTGCTGCGTGGAATACAAAACCAAGTGAAGGTTGAACGCGATAGTCGGATTGACCGAAACAGCTTGGCAACAGTGCCACCCATCCTTCATCCAGTCGGACAGGCTCCTACAGATTGGGGTCCGGGTCGAATGATACCATATCGCCGTAAGGGAGACTTTGAGTTTGGCCCTGCTCCTGTGTACAATCAGGGATCTGTTGAGATGGAGAAAACCCAAGAGGCTCAGGCCGATAGGCTTGTAGGTTTGGATCGTGAAGGTCCAGTTAGCCAGATAAGGCAGCAGTTCTTGGTAGACAAATTTTTGACCCATTGCTCCAAGGTCATATCAATGTGCTATAAATGCTTCCAGCGTTTTGGCCCAGACAGTATATTTTTTCAGGTTACTGGTGTTCCAGATCCTCAGATGTTTAGTAAAGGCAATCCAGATGAAAGCTTTGACATAACAATTTCTTACGATGTTCAGAACACTGATCCAGAAAAGCAGGAGAATAAACTAAACTCTATGATTTCTTTGCTTCAGTTGGATCGCAATGGAAGAATAAACGTAGATAATTTAGTAACGTTAATTGCTGGGAGTGTAGATCCGGTCTTAGCTGATAGCGTTCTTCAACCGGTAGAGGCTGCACAGCAGCAAATTCTTAAAGACATTACAGATGACTTATCTAAAATTTATGCGGGAATCGAAATGCCAGCACGTCCTAATGGAGCTCAAGCGGCTATGCAAATTATTCAGCAATACTTGCAGCAGCCGGATATTGCCCAGCGTATGCAAACTGATCCTGCTTTCTCGCAGCGTTTGCAAAAGTATATGGGCCAATATCAGTTCTCTATGCAGCAAGCTCAGAACGCTCAAATAGGTAAAATTGGTACAGCACCTGCCCAGATGGGTGGAGTTCAAACCCAGAACATGGATCAATGAGCCTAGAAAAAGATATAGAATCTTTGCACAACTACGAGCATTTTGCTCGTTTCATTAAGGTAATAGAGGCTTTGCGGGAGGAGTGTATAGGTGATATGCACGAGGCTCCCACAGAACAGCTTCAACAAATATCTGGAAGGATTATTACATACGATCAGATATTACAAATGGTTGACTTAAAAAAACTAGAAAAAAGACACAAAGATTTTTTGTAAATTGTGATAGTATGTTTCCACGCAATCGCTAGGCGTAAATAGTGGAAACAGTTATGAACGATGAAATCGACACAGCCATCGCTGAGGCTGAACCAGAATCAGTGGACAACCAAAACATATCTGCGTCTGACTTTGTTCAGAAACGTAGTGAGGCAATTCTAGGGCAACAGCCCGAAGAGGAGTCTCAAGAATCGGCTGAGGAGTTAAGTGAGGAACCAGTTTCCGAACAGGCTACCGAGGATGATGTTCTTTCACAGTTTAATTTAGACAGTTTGTCGGATGAGGAAAAAGACGTTTTGCGTCAGCAACTCATTCCCGGCGCGCAGTCTCGCATCAGTGAGCTTACAGCTAAACGGAAGGCAGTTGAGGAAGAGTTGCAAACTATGCAACTAAAAATCAAAGAGCCTGAAGTTAAAGACAACCCGCTTTCTAATTTATCAACCCTTGAAGATCTTCAAAAGAAGTCTGATGAAGTGAGTGATGTTATTAGTTGGGCGGAGGATCTTCTGTTTGAGTCCGATGAATATTCTGCTGACGATGAAATAACTACAGTAGAAGGTCGCCCGATGACTAAGGCCGAAGTGCGTAAAGCTCTTCAAAGCGCCAGAAAATCGCGTGACGCATACATTCCAGACCAGTTGCAAAAGCTACAGAGTTTGGAGGACGCAAAAACAATGCGTCAGCAGTTGGGCAATAAGGCAGTAGAAGAGCTTGATTGGTTGAGAGATGAGAATGATAACGAGCTAAAAAGTCAGTTTATATCTATTATGAATGACCCAAGGCTACAGCAGCTAGAGGAATCGGCTCCTGATTTATATTCTCAAATCCCCTACTTCATGTCTCACGCTGTAAACAGTATGTATGGAAGAAAACCAATAGCGGATACCAGCAAGCCAGCTAACAAGAAAGCGGTTAAGCTAACACCCCCTAGAGGTTCAACTCCAGCTTCTGCAATGTCTGAAAAAACTGAAAGGCTTTCTGTGAAAGCTATGAAAGATCATAAAACCCGATTTAAATCATCTGGACTCAAAGACGATTTCATCACTTTAAGAACCTTACAATTAATTAATCGCTAAAATGGCATTCTCAAATACATACGACACAACTAATCCTGGTTCTGGTGTTTCCAACAGAGAAGACTTGACTGATGTCTTGACTATCCTCGCGCCTGAAGAAACTCCAGTCCTTTCCTCTGCTTCTAAGCAGAAAGCATCCGCAACGTTCGTTGAGTGGACGGTAGACGCATTGTCTTCTCCTTCAACTACCGGTATCCGTGAAGGTGCTGACGTTGGAACCTTCACCGATCAGTTTGCTGGACGAGCTCGTCTTGGCAACTACGTTCAGAAGTTCCGCCGCGACTATCAGGTTTCTGATCTTCAGGAAGCTGTTGACAGCGTTGGTCCTGCTAAAATTGCTCAAGCTGAAGCTAAGTCCATCCGTGAACTGAAGCGTGACATCGAAGCTACCCTCTGTGGTACGCAAGATCGCGCTGCTGAAAACGGATCTGACACAGCTTACGCTTTGCGTGGTCTTGGTGACTGGATCGACTCTGCTGGTCCTTCTGATGTTCCTGCTGGATTCCGCACTCCTGCTGCTAGCATTCATGCTGCTGATGAAGGTGCTTTTACGGAAACAGTTTTGAACAACTTGGTCACTTCTATGTACCGTGTTACCGGCACGACCAACAACATCACTATGGTTGCTGACACTGCTGTTCGTCGCATCATTTCCGACTTTGCTCGCACTGCTGGCGTAAGTGGAACCGATGCAGACAGCGTTCGTACCGTTAATTACAACGGTGACTCAGCTCAGATCAAACTTAGTGTTGAGTTCTATCAGTCCGATCACGGCATGATTTCGATTGTCAATGGCAATCCTGATTGCATGCCCGATACGACTAACAAGGACTTTGCTTACTTGGTCAATCCTGAGTATTACGGTGTACATGAGCTTATCCCAATGGGATCGACTCGCCTCCCGAATCAGGGTGGTGGTGAGCGTGGCTACGTTGATTGTGCTTTGACCCTTGGTGTTTACCACCCCGGTGCTCACGGCAAGATCGAAGAAGTTGCGTAAGCTTTTTACTTCACATTAATTTGGGGGAGGTTAGGCTAATACCTGCCTCCCCCTTTTTTTTTAAATTATGGAAATAATTACTAAGCTACCAAGATATACAGATGGTGAAGTGAATGCTGCTTTCTTGAAGGAAATCCAAACTGGATTCAAGATGGAGAAAGCAAAGGAGCAAGATCGAATCAATCAAGCTGCTAAAGAAGCAAAGACTAATGTCGGCAAGACCCATCCCGTTTTAGGTAAGTGCGTGGCTAATATGCCTGCTCGTGATTATTTTAGATTAGTAAACAAGTACGGACACGACACTGTAAACAGTAGAGAGTTCTTACGTTATTTTAACAAAAAGTTCCCTGAGCTAAGCCCGAATAACGCTTGATGCAAGTAAAGTATAACAGAGATTTGTATGACCTAATAACGGCATTGGCCGGGGTCACCTCATTTACTACAAACGAAAAGACTCAGCTTTTAAACTTTGCAAAGCGTAGAATTTTCGAGGCTTACCAAACCATTTCTGTTTGGCCTAGATATTTGACCGTTGGTGAGGAAAGAACTATAACCAATTCTGTTGTTCCTTACACTCAAACGGACAAGGATAACATTGCTGAGTTTCTTAGAATACACAGAAGCCAGCCATTTTTGAAGAACTCGGCATTAGAGTTTGATTTTTTTGTAGAGTCAGACGGAGCCCACGTTCTCAATTTAACCACCTCTGATGCTTCTTCGGTATTTGTTACTTATAAGAAAGAGCTTACTGACATTCCTAGTACCTTTGATTTAACCGGGGACAAAACAACTCAAGAGATTCCATTGGAGTTTTTCTATTTTACGGCTCATGCAACCTATGCAGATTTTCTGCGTATGGATGGTCAGCATGAAAAGGCAATGGCTGAAGAGCAAGTTGCTCAGTCATATTTGGCAACCGAACTAGAAAAGTCGGACCAGAACATGAACAACAACACCATTACCAAACGCTTTCATACATACGTCACTCAACAATCAAGATAATGAATAGTCTAGTAACAAACCTATACCCTCGTCCCAATGGCACTATTGCTGGAGAAAACCTATCCTGTGCTACATCAGGATCTGGAGTTTCTTTTGCAGCATTTGATGAAGATACCAAATACGTTATGATTGATGTCCAAGACAACAACGTCATCGTAACATTTGACGGCAGTGCTCCTACCGCATCCAATGGTCATCTTCTGCTAAAAGAAAAGGGTCTCATTACCCTTAGTGCACTTAGTGCAAAAGCAGCAAAGTTCTTGGGATCTGGTGGTACTTCCATTGTACACGCTTCACAGTTTGTGTAATGAATCCTGAGCTAAACAAGCTTGGCTTGGGAGCGACAGGATCAATCCTTGCTGTTTCTTTTCAAGGAATTAGCGAGGTATTGTCTATTGTCGCGTCGGTGTGTACGATAGCATACATGGGTCTTTGGGTATATAAAACGATAGTGGAACTAAGAAAACGATGAGTGGTGAATTGGTGGCAATGCTTGGAGGCGGAGTCACGGGATTTGTAATGAAACTAATCTCGGCTCAAATGAACATCCAAGCAAATGCTATCAAGTCCATGATTCAAAAGCAGGATGCAGCAGATAATTCAGCAGATAAAGCAGCACAAAGATCCGATGAAGGAGGAGCTTGGGTTAGAAAACTCATCGCTATGTGCATCTTGTTTTCAGTGGTATTTGCTCCCTTTGTCATGGCGTTCTTCGACATCCCTGTAACTGTTGAGGGTGGTAAGTCTGGTATATTTAAATTTATAGGAATCGGAGCTGACAAGTGGAAACATTTAGAAGGGTTTGTATTACTGCCTGAAGTTAGACAGGGGATGCTAGCACTACTAGGATTTTACTTTGGCTCCTCTCAGGTTAAATAATGAAAGTAAGTGAAGATACAGCAGTCACCATTCCTCTGCGTAACTTGATTGCGTTGATTGGTTTCACGGTAGTTAGTGTGACGGGGTACGTTAATATGACAGGCCGTATAGCTACCTTAGAGAACGCTCAAAACATCAGGGACGTAGAGATAGGAATGAATACTGAGTTCCGTATTAAATGGCCTAGAGGAGAGTTGGGAGCTTTACCTGATGATGCTGAACAAAATTTAAGGTTACAGTATTTAGAAAAAAACATGGAAGAAATTGGAAGCACTGTAGAAAAACTAAAAAGCTATGGTAGCATAAATTTTGAACTCAAAGACAAAAACTACTTAGACATTAAGGAATAATATGAAGTACGGAAAACGCAAATCATGTGGTGGCTACGGTAAAGGTGGCAAAGGAAAGAAATAGTCATGCCAAAGGACGCTTGCTACAGAAAGGTTAAGGCACGGTACAAAGTGTTCCCATCTGCGTATGCAAGTGGAGCGATAGCTAAATGCCGTAAGGTTGGTGCTGCCAACTGGGGCAAGCGTAAGAAGAAGTAATGGCTGTTCGGAGGACAAAGGAAGGTGCTGCTCTTAAGCGGTGGTTCAAGGAAAAGTGGGTAGATGTACGCACTGGTAAGCCTTGTGGTCGCCGCAAAGGGGAAAGTCGTGGTACTCCTTATTGTCGCCCATCTAAGCGTGTTAGCAGCAAAACTCCTGTAACTAAAGGAGAAATGACTGCATCACAGAAACGGTCAAGAATAGCTCAGAAAAAGAAACTAGGTCAACCAGCAGGTAGACCAAGAAGAGTAAAGGCGGTAAGACGTGGCAATAAATAAGAAAAGCATGAAGTGCAACGTTCCTAAAAGGCAAGTGTCTGGCGGGAAGAAGTTTGTTGTGAAGGCTTGTCAGGGCGGCAAGGAAAAGATTGTTAGGTTTGGAGATGCTAATATGAGCATCAAGAAGAGTAACCCGGCCAGAAAGAAAAGCTACTGTGCAAGGTCAGGCGGCATTAAGGGCAAAAGTAATAAACTATCAGCTAACTATTGGAGCCGCAGGGCTTGGAACTGCTAATGGCAAGATACGACAGATACGGAGCTTTAGACGATCAAATCATAGAGGATTTGGATTCGGGATTTGTTGGGTTCAATAACAAGGTGCGGCCAGATCAACTGAGCTCAGGAATCTTGCGTGAATCTAATAATGGCAGGATGGACCTGAACGGCCAATGGCAACCAAGAAAAGGAATTGAGCTTTTTGCCGCTCCATTCCCTGCTGCTGTGTTTACTACTCCTTTCTATTTGTACGAGTCTATTCCGTCTGTTAGCTCTTATAATCGTTTAGGCGATGTCATCACTGTAAACTTTTCAGCTAGTCATGGAATTGTTAACGGAACTGGCATTAATATTAGTGGACTTTCATACACTGGGGTTATCAACCCCAACGGCAACTTTGTTGCCACTGTCATTGATGCTGACTCAATTAGCTACACGGTATCTTCACTAGATTCCACTCCTACCGGAACAATGACTGTTACTGGGATGAAGATCAATGACACTGCTACAAACAACATTGAGGCATCGTGCGAGTATTCAGACCCAAACAACGACTCTTTGTCCTACATAGCTTGTGCGGCTACCAACAGTGCTGCTATTGTTAAGACATCTGACCAAACCACGACTATTCTGTCTTACCCAATTGGAGAGAGTGTGCCTGAAGGGTCTACCATGACCCAAGTTTTTAACAAAATTTACATATTTAGAAAGGGTCAAATTGCTCTTGAGTGGGATGGCAATATTGGTGGCAGCTTAGAATTTACTTTAGTAGCAAATGGGGATTATGACCAGCCGGTTCATTTTGTGACATCTAACGGAGAGTTTAAGATAACGGACAACGTGGCTTCCGTAATTGCCACTCATAATTTAATAGAAGGAAACAATTTGTTTGTGGTAGATCCTTCTGCTTCTGCTCAGACATCTGGGTTAAAACAGAATGCAAACTTTACTGTCTATCAGACATATGTTCAAGGTTCTACGGTTTCCATATCTGCTGCATCTGCGGCTTCGGTAAGCGGAGGCGATTACGATGGCATGTATAAGGTTACCCTTACTACTGCTACAGATCATGGCCTGTCTTTGACAGACCCAATTACCATTGCTGGATTTAGCGATAGTAAGATTGATGGAAATAGGTTTGTAACGCAGGTTATTAGTTCAACCCAGTTTACTATTCATGTTTCCCAGAATCCTTCTACCACAATAACTGGAGATGAAACTGTTAAGGTAGCTGAAGGATTTTCGTTTATCATAGAACCAAAAGGCTTAGAAAGTCATGTTACTGATGGAGAAAGCTTGCTAGCCAATCCAATATTTTCAGCAGTTCCTTCGGTTGGGGCTGGATTTATTCACTCTCCAGCTCCTCAGTTTGCTGTTTACCATCAACGTAGATTGGTGGTCCCGTATGAATTTGACGTCATTGGATCTAGCGGAAGTGCAACTATAAATTCTAGAGGAATAGTTGATGAAGCTATTTTCTCGGACATTTTAGATGCTGATACATATGACCGCATACAAGGTCAGTTTAGATTTAATGCAGGCAAGTCTGACTTTATTGTAGGCTTTCATTCTTTTTCCGATGATCAACTTATAGTTTTTAATCGGAACAGCATACATCTTGTTTCCAATAGTTTTAATTTAACTGAGGCTACTTCTAAGCTGATTACCGGTGAGATTGGTTGTGTGTCTAGGGACACTATTATCCAAGTAGCAGACACCATGCTTTTCCTTTCCGACAACGGGGTGTATGGTCTAAACTTCCAAGACCTGTACAACTTGAGAGGAAAGGACATTCCTCTTTCAGCTTCCATTGAAGGTACAATTCAGCGGATAAATAAGCAATATTCCTACAAGGCAAAGTCTGTTTATTTTGACAATAGATATTACATTGCCGTTCCACTGGATGACTCTTCCACAAACAACGCCTTGTTAATTTACAATTTTGTTAATCAGCAATGGGAGTCTGTGGATTCCATAAACGACTCTGCTTGGGACTTCACGCACCTAGTGGTCGGAGGAAGAGACGATGTGCGTGGGGTGTATGCAATAAACCGATTTGGCGGCGTCCATAGAATTGAATATAGAAACGATGACATAGATCGTTACGTTGTTCAAATTGGCCAGCCTCAAGTTCAGTCTACCGTAAGCAGCTCTGTTGTTTCTAGGATGTTTACTCTTAATTCGATAGACCGAAAAAAGTGGAATAACTTCGAGGTTCATTTGGAGTCTAGCTCAAATAACATCTCTGATGGAAATTTAGAGGCAATAACTGAGAACATTGATGATATAATAGATCTTGGTTCCGTCTCCGACCTTAATGGGCAAGAGATACCAATAGATGAAGATGTATCACTTAGAGGAAGATTTGGGAATAGGAGAGCTTACGGATTGCAATTTAAGATGACTACGACTAAAGGTCGTCCTAAGTTTAGGGCATTGAAGGTCGCAGGGGCTACCACATTTAGAAGTTTACAAAAGGCAGAATAATGGCTATACTAACAACAGGAAACACTTTTGCTGACGGCGATCAGGTTACATCGACTAAGCTAAACAATATAGCTAATGCAGCTACATTTGCTTCAGGATCTGTAGACGATTCTACAACTCAGCTATCTAGCGGAGCAATCATCGTAAAAGACTTGGGTATCAGTACCGGTAAGCTTGCTGCTAGTGCGGTGACCACTGCCAAAATTACAGACAGCAACGTAACCACTGCCAAAATTGCTGCTGCTAACATAACAACCTCACTTATTGCGGATAGCAATGTTACTAAGGCTAAGATTGAAAACCTAGCAAACTACAAGATTCTTGGTAATGTTTCTGGTGGAGCTGCTGCTCCTGCGGAAGTGGCTTTATTGGATGAGGACAATATGTCCTCCAACTCCGCCACATCTCTTGCTACCCAGCAGAGCATAAAAGCGTATGTTGACACTCAACTAACTGCTGAAGACCTAGACTTTGCCGGGGACAGCGGAACTGGATCTGTCGATCTGGACAGTCAAACTTTTACTATTGCTGGTGCAACTGGACTAGACACCGCAGCTAGTGGGCAAACGCTCACCGTATCTTTAGACCTAAATGAACTCGCTACAGAAACGAGTATAGCTCAAGATGACTTTGTAGCTATGGTGGATAACACCGATAGCGGCAATGGAAAGATTACTTTTTCTAACTTAGAAGACCAAGTTTTTGGGAATGTAAGTGGAGACATTCTTATTGCTGCTGGTGGTGCTGCAACAATTCAGGCTAATAGCGTAGCCCTTGGTACTGACACCACTGGAAATTATGTACAGAGTGTTACTAATGGATCGTACATCACTGGTGGTGATGGTGGATCTGAAAGTGCAGCACTTACTTTGGCAGTAGATGCTACATCAGCAAACACTGCCTCTAAGGTTGTAGCTCGTGATTCTTCAGGAAACTTTGCTGCTGGTACAATTACGGCTGCTCTTACTGGTAACGTAACGGGCAATGTGACAGGTAATGTCACTGGGAACGTAACAGGTGATTTAACTGGCAACAGTGCAGGTGTACATACAGGAAGCGTAACTGGTAATGTCACTGGTAATGTCACAGGAAATCTTACAGGTAATGTTACAGGAGATGTTACTGGTGATACAACAGGTTCACATACTGGTTCAGTAACTGGTAACGTCACAGGAAACCTGACGGGAGACGTAACAGGTGATGTCACTGGAAGCCTAACAGGTAATGTTACATCTACAGGAACTAGCACGTTTTCCACTATAGATGTTAATGGTGGAGCTATAGATGGAGCAATAATCGGAGCAGCATCTGCTGCTGCAATTACAGGAACGACAATTACTGGTACGTCTCTTGTTGGTCCTCTTACAGGGAATGTAACAGGAGACCTAACTGGGAATGTAACTGCTTCATCAGTTCTTGCTAGTGGCGTTACGGCAACTACTCAAACCTCTGGCGACAACTCAACCAAGGTGGCTACCACTGCTTATGTTGATGCTCAGGTTAGCGCTGATGGTGGTTGGATTCTTGGAGGCGATTCAGGAAGCGACGATCCTATTCCTCCCGGACAGACAGTTAATTTTGCTGGCACTACTAACGAGATAGAAACATCAGTATCGAATAACACTTTAACTATTGGTCTTCCTGACGATGTAACTATAGCTGGTAATCTTACCGTAAATGGTACAACCACTACGGTTAATACGCAGACGCTATCGGTTGAAGATCCTTTAATTGAACTAGCAAACCAGAATGCCGCAAACTCTGTGGATGTTGGTTTGTACGGAGACTACTCTTTAAACTCTGGTGTTACAACTAAGTACGCTGGTTTATTTAAGGATGCTAGTGACTCAGATAAGTTTAAGCTTTTCAAGGGGCTTGAAGTTGAGCCTACAACTACGGTTAATACTTCAGGCACTGGGTACACCGCTGCTGACTTGGTAGTTGGTGGACTGGAAGCATCTGGCGATGCCAACTTCGACTCAGGTACATTGTTTGTAGATGCGTCTGCCGACAAAGTTGGTATTGGAACCACGTCTCCTACAGCTCCCCTTCAGGTGCAAGCAGATGGCGTTGCCATTAAATTGGATGGTTCATCAAGCACAACCAAGAGCATTTTCTTTAGGCAGACAAATTCATCTAATCCTGCACAAGTTTATGCAGACGGTTCATTAAGGTTGTTCACGGAAGACAGTGGTACAGACATTCGTTTTCATGTAAACAGTGATGGATCTAGTAACGAGAAGATGCGTATTAACGCTACGGGTGTCGGCATTGGGACGCCGTCGCCAAGTACAGCCCTTGACGTTACAGGCACAGCCACGATGAATGATGCTGTTATCAGCGATTCAAGCCCTACATTAACATTTTATGAAACAGACACAACAAACCTAAACACACGCTTTGATAATGGGGGCGGTGACTTGTATATTCAAACCGTCAACGATGATG